TTTATCCCTTTTGATAAGATAATTATATAATAATATCCCTTATTTTATGCTTAATAATTATGTATATCATAATTTAATACAACAAAAACACAAGCCGAAGCCGTTATTAAAATTTACTCTAATATGCCCCTAAAAGGATATATAGTGCTATTAGATGAATTTCTTTATAAAATCGGTTTTGATGTTGATAGCGGTAAGATAAAACAAATAGAGCAAGGGCTAAAAAATATCTCTAATGTTGCCAAACAAACAGCCCAGCCTATTAGCGACGCAGTAAAAGCTGGCATGGAAAGAAATGCCGAACTAATAGGGAAGCTAGAGCAAGCACAAACCGAAGCCAAAGAATGGTGCGAGGCTACAAAAGAAAAGGTGCAAGAAGCAGCCGCAGGGCTTCACGAAATGGCAAAAGCAGAGGAAGAAGTCGGCGAGAAAGCAAAAGAAGCAGCAAAAGAGACTAAAAAACTAACCGAGAAAAAGCCAGCTGTTGGACTAAAACAAGAGTTTGACGGATTAAGAAACAAGTTTTTGTTAATCGGGGCGGCAGCAACGGCAGCTAGTGGGCTAATAGCTAATTATTTAACCGTGCCTTTGCAAAATATCCAAGAGCTAGCTAAACAAAAAAATAAATTGTTTGATATAACCCAAGCCGAAATAGATCAGGCGAAAGAATACCAAGACAGCTTGCAAGAAAGTAAGACGGCAATGCAGTCTATCACTACACAAGTAGCATTAAAATTAATCCCAGTAGTTAATCAAAGCCTAAAAGGTTTTAACAATTTTCTAAAAGCAAATAAGGCGTTGGTGGTTGAGGGGCTAACTAATGTCTTTAAGTGGGTATTGAAACTCGGTCAAGTTTTTACAAATACGTTTAGATTTTTAAACAAAGTAATAAGTAGCACGATAGGCTGGAAAGCAGCGCTATTAATTCTTGTAGGTGTCTTAGCAGTCGTTAAACGTGCAATGTTAGCGGCGTTTTTAACCAACCCGATCGGCTGGGTAATTATGCTAATCGGCGCACTAATGTTAGTAATCGACGATTTAATGACCTATTTAGACGGCGGAGAAAGTTTATTTGGCGACTATTGGAAGCCTTGTATCGAGTGGGGCAAAAAGGCAATAGCCCTATATAAAGAGATCGAACCGACAATAAAAGAAGTTTGGGATTTTGTAGTTAATTATATCACTCAATGCGTAAATGCGATAATTGGCGTATTTAAAATATTATATGGCGTATTTACGGGCGATTGGGAGTTAATAAAGCAAGGTTTTAAAGACGTGGGCGACGCTATCCTTAAGGCGTTTGAAGTGCCATTTAAGTGGATTAAAAAACAATATGACGAGTACATAGCCCCGATTATAAACGCCGTTAAAAATTTTGATATAGGACAAACCGCTAGCGATATGTGGGAGGGAGCTAAAAGCTTTTTAGGTTTTGGCAATGATACCCCAAAGGCGGCACTGGCTACGCAATACGCAGACAACAATAGATCGGTGCAATATCACGGTGGAACAGCAACGACTACGATAAACGTAAACACAAATAACCCACAAATGGCTAACCAAATAATAAACAATAGGCAAAAAAACGACCTAGCATTTACCCAAGCTAATTTAAGAGGGGGTTATTAATGATCGAAGTAATAAGCCGTAAGATAGGCACGTTTAGGCTAGATGCAACCGAGCAGGAGAACAATAAAAGCACGCTACGCACAACAAAAAACCCGATAGAAAGCGGGGCAAATGTGGCAGATCACGCCGTGCTAGAGCCGAAACAAATAACGATTAAGGGCAAAATAGTAGCTTATGAACCACCAACACTAACGAGGGGCGATGAGATTATGCAAGTAGTTAGATTTAACCTGCCATACATAAAAACCGCCCACCGCTTCACACAAAAAGCTTATAAATTATATGCCAACGTAAAACACATAAAAAACGAGGCAATGCGATACGCTAGGATTTTTGGCGTTGATAAGAAAATACGCGAAATAGCACCATTTTTAACTGACGGAAAAGAAAATAAGGATAATAGCACTGCCAAAAATAGACTACAAAGCCTATACAAAAAGCTTTTAGAAGTGCAAAAGAGCGGCGAGTTTTTGATCGTAACAACTGGGCTAAAAACATATAGGAATATGTTAATTACGAGTATAGAAGTAACCACTGAAAGCGATCTATACGCTGATGTTACACTCACGCTCGAGGAGGTTTTTATAGTAGAAACGAAAACAGCTAAGGGGCTAAACACAGGGCTAAATGGTGGCAAAAGTGCCGTAAATTTAGGCAAGACCGAGCCAAAACAAAAGAAAACAAGCCTTTTAAAGGATATATTTTGATTTACGAAATACCAACAACAAACGAGCTAAAACAAACGCAAAATTTTAACATATTTGATATGGAGCTAGAGCTAACCCTTAAATATAACGAGGTTGGAGCAGTTTGGCAGTTTGATTTAACCGACCTAAATGCAAATAAAATTTTGGCTTTTAATAAGGGCTTAGCGGTTAATGCTCCTAGTCTTATTAATAAAAACCTACCTTTTGTTTTAATGCTAGTTGATAACACAAAAAGCGGCGTAAATTGTGTAGATTTTAGTGAACTTGGCGAGCGGTTGAAGCTTTACGCCGTCGATAAAAAAGAGTTTAACGCAGCAATTAGCGAGCTGGCAAAGGATAGGACGTGAGGCAATACGGCAGACGCTACCGCTTAGAAATAGGCAACCGCACACAAAGCATAGTGATAGACAACCTCGCAATTAGTTTTAGCATCGAAAAGACGATAAGCGAAGAGCCAAATACTAGCAAAATAGAAATTTATAACCTAAATGCCAACAACCGCAACCAAATAGCGAATAAGATTTTTAACCAAGTGAAATTATTTGCAGGCTACGACGAGCCAAGATTAATTTTTGCAGGACAAATAACGCAAGCTTACACCAGCCGCAATGATTTGGATTTTATAACACATATTGAGTGTGGCGACGGACAAAATGACTACTCAAAATCTAGGCTATACACGACGCTAAAAGCTGGCGTAAAAGATAGTGATGTCGTTAATATGTGCGTTAAAGCGATGTCAAGCTCAAAGCAAGGCGTGGTAGATTTGCCAAAAGATAAAGCCTTGCCACGCTGTAAGGTACTAAGCGGAGATATAAAGGACTACTTAAAGCACGTAGCCAAGAATAACGACGCTAATTGGCATATATTAGACGGCAACTTAAATATTTTGCCAAAGAACAAAATTTTAAACGATAGTGAGGGTTTTATTTTAAGCGAAAAAACTGGTTTGATTAATAGCCCAGAAAAAACCGACGACGGACTAAGGGTTACGTGCTTATTAAACCCTAAATTAAATATCGGCTCACTCGTGCGAATACAATCAATCCTAAGCGAATATGACGGCGATTATAAGATAACCCAGCTAACGCATAGTGGCGATTTTCTAAACGATACGTGGCAAACGGAATTAATCGCAATAAATGGAAAATTTAACAAAGTAGAGAAAAAATGAACGATCCAAATTTAACGCAGGTTTTTGATAGTGGGCTATTAAGTTTTGAGGCAGGGGTGCATACAGCATTGCCCGCAAAAGTAATTAAATTTAATGCTGGCGATAATACGGTGCAAGTTGAGCTAATGATAAACGAGCTAAAACGTGACGGGGTGAGCGTACCATTACCGCCGGTAGATGATGTGCCAGTGCAATTTTTTAGGGGCGGCGATTTTGTTATCACGACGCCTATTAAAGCAGGTGATCACGGGCTTTGCGTATTTGCTGAGCGTTGCATTGACGGCTGGTTTGCTAGTGCGGCAAAGAGTGAACCACTAGATTTTAGGCTACACGACTACTCGGATGGCTTTTTTTTAACTGGCTTTAGCCCACGCCCCGAAGCGGTTAAAGATGTGGATTTAGACGGCGTTTGCATGCGGACGCTAAGCAAAAGCACATTTTTAAAATTAACCGACGGAAAAATCATAATCAAGGGCAACATAGAACAGACTGGCGACTACAAGCAAATAGGAAATAAAAACCTAGTTGGCAATTTTTCACAAGTCGAGGGCAATAGCATAACTAATGGCACAATGACGGCTAAAGATGTGATCGCTAGCGGGGTAAGTTTAAAACACCATACCCACGGCGGAGATAGCGGCGGCACAACAACACAACCAAACTAAGGGGAGTAAGTGAAAGTAAGGGCGATAGATAGCGAGGGCGACTGGCTACTAGGGCATAAAGCGGATAGTGCTGCAATAGCCCAAAACGTTAAAACGCAAATTTTAAGCCTTTACAATGACTGGTTTTTAGATTTTGAAAACGGCGTTAGGTGGTTTAACTATTTATCAAAAAATCCTAATACGGACAAAATGAGAGATGAAATAAAAAGGCAAATCTTAAGCGTTGAGGGCGTTAGCAGTTTGGAAATTTTAAACATAAACACAAACGAACGCAGGGCGACTATTGAGGTGCAATATAGGGATATTTACGACGAGAGCCAAAGGTTATATATAAATGCGAGTGAGTGAAAATAGAATAATAATCGATGAATTAGAGACCATAAAAGAGCGTTTA